TTGTAAATGCGTCGCATACGGCGTCATAATCCACCAGTAATCTCGTGTCTGTATCAAACTCCCAACGTCCGTACAGCAGACGCTCTCGTTCTGCGGGGGTGAGAGCTTGTCGCAGATTTTCGATGTATTCCTGCGTAGCCGTCTTATTGTCTGAAATAAACGCTTGGATGAAACGGATGTGCGACGGTAATGTCCCGTCGCGGTAGGGCTTGTAATAATCGTTGTACAAATAGTTATTCGACGGATTACATGTTTGTAACAATTTTATTGACAGGTCGTAGCGTTCGTTATTTTTGCGTCCCAAAGTAGCCATAAGGTTGGATTTAGCCGCCCTGCAAAATTCTCCAGCCTCTTCAATCCATCCGCGCGTCATCTGCATCGAGCCGAACCGCATGTACAGCGGGTCGGAAGGCCTATAACTCGCTTCAATCAAATACACGCGAGAACCATTATACAGCTCGAAATAGTGATATGCCCCGTTGTACGTCACATACTGCGAAGAATCAACCCCCCATGCATTCAGAACTTCATGAATAGACGGAACTGTAAAACGCACGAGGTCGGTGAGATTTTGCCGCGCAATAAAATAGTACGTTTCAGGATACGTGAGCGCATCTCCAAAAATCAAAGAACATCCGAGAAAAGATTTGCCGCCCATTTTGGCGCCTCCGTAAAGTATTTCTGTTACGGAGTTGTCGCACCACAGCCGAGCGCATTCTTTCTGCTTGTCATTTCCGCGCGTGTCAAACGTCAGTTCCATATTTCCGTCTGTATCTCGCTTCAAGACGCTTCCAGCGCTTGAATAAGTGAGCCTCCCATCCACCGACGATACGGCGATATATTATCGGCGCGACAGCGCCGCATATGGCTCCCAGACCGATTACGGCGAACGGTAATATTATCCAAACGACTGTCATCATATTACTTTCATACCTGTTATCTGATTAACGTCTACGCGGCCGGCCAATTCGCTCGATTGCTTGTTCTTCCATTTTTCCGGGTCAAGATTTGTCAGAAGGAAAATACAGGCAGCAACATTGGGGGCTTCGCGCATCGTCTTCTCGGTTATTTGTTTCACCACTCCGTTTCCCGTCTTTTGTGTAACAATTTGCGTCCATTCAAAACCCTCAGCGGCTGTGGCAAGAGAATGCACTATCCGTTTTTCCAGCCCCTCGCGATATTCCTCTTTCGCTTTTTTTATAGCCTCGTGGAATTCGGGCCGTTCGAGCCAGTCGTAATAGGTCGAGAAATGGATATCGCATGCCTTACATAAAGCGACGACCGTGCCGCCTCCGTATTCAATCAGCCCGTTTTTGCGTACCCATGCGGCACATTCTTCTATTTTCTCCTGAGAATACTTTCCCATTGTTTTATTTTATCTTATTATTTACTACAAAAATACAAATAAAAACAATAATTATGAGCGAAAAAAAGCAGTAGCAGGCATCTTTTTTTTGAAAAATTGTTTGCAAAATTCAAAGCAACGCTTTATCTTTGTTCCTGTAATCAAGGGAGATATACAAATATGATAAATATATGGGAATGAGCAAAGAACACATAACTCGCGGCAATGTGATGGGGCAGATACGGGCGCTTGAAGTGGGGGAGGCTGTTGCTTTCAACCTTTCCGAATGCAAGTACACCACGATAAAAAGTTCATGTTATCTGGTTTCGCAAAATTTAGACCGGAGATATACAACGAGCAAACACACGTCGGGGCTCGGACAACGGATAGTTGTTGTTACGAGAATGTCTTAAACGATAAGGTTATGGTATTCGAGGACCCCAGTATATCGGACAGCGCACGGTATCCCATAACGGCGGCGGCGAAGGTGCTCGGGATATGTCCGCATACATTACGCACTCATTTAAGGGCGGGGCGGATAAGGTGTAGTTTCAATGCCAAAGGCAGGAAGGTTTTTACAGGCAAGGAACTTAAAAGATACTGGAGAAATGAACGATAAACCGTTTGTTCCATAGTCAGAAAAGAAGGTTATTATTTTTTCACCGTCATCCGCGAGGCCCGCGGTGAAATGGAACCGAAGTGTAAATGGGCACGCACCTTTTTCGGTAGATTTTTGGGGTGAGGTCGGGGTTCGAATCCCCGCGGTTCCGCAGGTTTAAAATGAAATTAATATGGAAGGGATTACCGTATTGGAGAGACGTCCGCGTCTTCGTTACCGGCTGGAAATGCAGGCTCGGTGGATTATGAACAGGATTATTTATCTAATAAAGAAATAGATATGGAATATAAATTCAAACCTTTCGATTTAGAGGCCGCCAAGGCCGGGGCCCCCGTGATGACGCGCGCCGGCCGTCCGGCGAGGATTCTCGCGTTCGACAAATAATGCCTCTAAAACCTTTGTTTTTCAAAACAAAAGAGGTATATATCTAAAAATGGTATATGGCTATATCCGTGTTTCCACAGACAAACAGACGGTGGAAAATCAACGCTTCGAGATAGAGCGTTTCTGTAAAAAAGAAGGTCTAACTATAGATGGATGGATTGAAGAAACTATCTCTGGTACTAAAAATTATAACAAACGAGCACTTGGTAAACTTTTGAATCGAATTGTCAAAGACGATTTGATAATTTGTACGGAGCTGTCTCGGCTTGGTCGTAATCTTTTTATGATAATGGAAATACTCAACATTTGCATGACCAAAGAGAGTCGCGTTTGGACTATTAAAGATAATTACCGTCTTGGCGATGATATTCAAAGTAAAGTTCTTGCCTTTGCTTTTGGATTGTCAGCAGAGATAGAACGTAATCTGATTTCTCAACGAACAAAAGAAGCCCTTGCTCGATTAAAAAAGGAAGGACATCCAGTCGGTAGAGGTCAAGGTCAACGCAATAAACAGTTGAACGCAAAATGTGTGGCTAAGCACAAATACATAGAGAGTCAAATGGAAAAAGGAATAAGTGTACCACAAATAGCTAAGAAATTGAGAATTGCAAGAGGAACCCTATATCGCTATTTAGCATACACTGGGCTAAGAACACCAACAAAATCAAGGAATGGTAGATGGGAGCGCGGTATCTATTAACCGTCCGCGTCTTCGTTACCGGCTGGAAATGCAGTCTGTTCGACGACGACACGGCGACGAGTTGCATGAGCTTTTACGGATTGTGCGAATAAAAAATGATTAACGACGTGAATATACAAGGTTCTCTCTTCGCCGATGAACCACGGCGGGATACGGCGACCCGTAAATCGAGACGGGAGATACACGAGGACTATGACGGTTTTGTGGCGAAATTCAAGCCCCGAAAAACGACGGATGACTGCTACACGCCACCTCCGGTTTACGATGCTGTCCTTGGATGGCTCCGGGAAAATGTTGACATAGAAGGGCGGGAAATCGTGCGGCCCTTCTGGCCTGGCGGCGATTACGAACACTACGATTATCCGGACGGCTGCGTGGTGGTCGATAATCCTCCCTTTTCGATATTTACGCAGGTGTGCCGCTTTTTTCAGTCTCGCGACATATCCTTTTTTCTGTTCGCGCCGCATCTAACGTTGCTCTGTCCGGTCGACATGAATTGGACGGGCATAGTATGCGCCGCTCGGGTGACATACGAAAACGGGGCATGCGTCGCTACGTCGTTCGCCAGCAACCTTTTCGGCGACATCCGTATAATGACCGCGCCCGACCTGCTCGCCCGCATCAAAAATGCCGCAAAAACGAAGCGACGACTTATGGATTTGCCAAAATACATTTACCCGGACAATGTGGTATCCGCCGCATTGTTGGGCAAGATAGCCCCTTACGTCAAATTCGAGGTGCGGGCGTCAGAATGTCGAAGGGTCCGCAAACTCGATAACCAGAAAGGGGGAGGTGTTTATGGAGGCGGATATCTCCTTTCGGATAAGGCCACGGCGCGAAAAATCGAGGCTTACGAACAGGCGGCGAAGCAGGCGGCGAAGCAGGCGGCGAAGCAAGCGACGGTCATCGTCTGGGAATTATCCGAGCGTGAAAAACGAATTATCGCCGAATTGGAATAGGTTATACGAAAGCTATGGAAGCGCTGCACATTGAGGAAGATATTTATCGGCAGATAGCTGAATACATTGAAGATAATGCCCTGCCGTACATTCGGGGCTGGCATTCGGAGGCGGACGAGTTTAGGATAGCCGATGTGTGTTTTGAAACGGATTCCGCTGCCGATGGTTACCAGTTTGTGTCTGTTGCGGGTTATGGTTTGATACACTACACCCGCAATACTTCCGGTGGAGAGTTTTCCCGCGAGTTCGACAGTCTTGGGCAGTGCTGGCTCGAAGTACACACATACGCTGAAGAAGGGTATGAAATAATCAATGATTTCAACATCAATAAATTGCGTAAATATTTTAAGTAGTTATGAAAACGCTATATCTGTATGATTCCGACAAGGGATGGGTGTTGTTTGAATACGATGTTCTGTCCGATTTAGCACATGAATTTTCAATACGCAACATTCGGATAGGCAACGACTGCGAGCTGGGCGACGGCTGCAAGCTGGGCAACGACTGCGAGCTGGGCGACGGCTGCAAGCTGGGCTACGGCTGCTGGCTGGGCTACGACTGCGAGCTGGGCGACGGCTGCAAGCTGGGCTACGGCTGCGAGTTGGACGACGGCTGCAAGCTGGGCAACGACTGCGAGCTGGGCTACGGCTGCGAGTTGGGCGACAGCTGCAAGCTGGGCAACGGCTGCAAGCTGGGCGACGGCTGCAAGCTGGGCTACGATTGCAAGCTGGGCTACGATTGCAAGCTGGGCGACAGCTGCAAGCTGGGCGACAGCTGCAAGCTGGGCTACGGCTGCTGGCTGGGCGACGGCTGCGAGTTGGGCGACAGCTGCAAGCTGGGCGACGGCTGCAAGCTGGGCTACGATTGCGAGTTGGGCGAC